CCGACAGCCGCATTGTCTATCGCATCCTTGGCCTCTTGGGCAAGATCTGCGGCCGCCTGTATCTCATCCGGCAAGCCTTCCATATTCTTCCACCCGGTAGATCCCTGCTCGATATGAAACATACCCTTGATATCCACACCGCCTTTCTGGCTATATCGAATATAGGTACTCTTATCCTTAGCGCCTATATAAGCGTCACCATACACATTGATATAGGCGTGTCCGGTAGACTTGTCGAAGCCCAGCCCGATAACTTCTTTACCCGCCAAAGAAAATGTATTGATACCTTGATAAAAAGTGATAGAAGGCGAAGTTTCGTTTACTGATGATAAGATTATAGCTGCCTGACGGGTGATATCCGTCAAGTGCCCAAGCCCGATGATATCATCACCGGCAGCCGGGACATCACTGTCCTTGTCGGCATTGGTTTTGCTCAAATCAATATAGTCAGATCCTACACCTGTCACCTCACGCCAATAGTAGCGGTTGGATACATTGTGAGATGTACCTTCTTTAATGTTAAATTCTTGGGCTAATGCTAATGTACCGACTGTAAATTCGTTATGGACTGTCACTCCATCAACTTCCGACAAAAAGAAACAACGGTAGCTCTCATCAAGTTCCTCCACCCTGACACACTTCATACCGGCCGGAGATATGATCTGTTCACCACCTACATGCGTCTTCTTCTTTACTTCAAGCTCGTCAAAGACAGCCTTAATCTTCACATACAAGCGGTCAACAACGGCTTGTGTCGTACCATCTTCCAATACAGTCCAACCACTACCGTTTTTACCAATCAAAAGACCTTTCAAAAACGTGATCAGCTCATTGGCAGTGTCTTCTTTATCTTTGCGTAAAAAGTATTTGGTGAGCTTTTCTATATCAGAATTATCCATGTTTTCTAGAATCCCGATAAATATGCGCCCAATTCTTTCAGCTGTATTCTCTCCTTCTGTAGATGCATTTCTTACTTGAAGAGCCAGTTTCTTTAATATGTCAACAGAATCGCTCATTCTCCTATTACACGAAAAACAGTTCTATTAGATTTTAATTTCCCTTCACCGTTATAAAGTGGCATACCGCATTCTTTTAGGTAAAGCACGCATTCTTTCAGGTAGCGGTCAGCTATACTACATGCATCGCTATACACCATCATCTTTTCCTTGAATACTGTATGACTGCTATATTCACCTTCCTTGTTCACGAAGCCGAAACGGGATACATTTCCATCTCCATTTTTGACAATACAGGCATAGGTATAATAAGCCAAAGCTACGCGAAGTCCAGTGATGATTATCTTCTTTTTACATTTAGTTTCATAAGTACCTCCGTCAAGCAGTAGCTGGTATTTTTCAGGATTTTTTTTCACGTCAAGGAACAGTTCGTCTCCCAACGCTGATTTGATGTAGATATTCTCTGACTCACGGATGTAGGTTTCTATCTTGTCAGGATCGAGATGTACAGACATTCCGCGAGACAAAGCCGATACTTCATCTGTTGTTATTAGATACTGCTGCATTTCGTACATACTTTAATGGTTCAACACTATAATCATTAGAGGGGTTGACTACCTCATACCAATAGCTGAATATACGGCTAAAGGTACGCTCTATTAAGCGCTGTTGCTTGCTGACGATAGAATTGTAATACTCGAAAGCATCTTCCAAAATATCGCCTGAGAATCCGACTTTACCAATACGGATGCAATACCATGGCTCTTGGCCATAAGCTGAATAAATACGTTCAACCACACTTGCGTCAGTAACGGTAAATTCTTTGTCGTAATTTTGTGAGTTCATATTTACTATTTCAGGCTTTTCCTCATCGTTTTCTAAAGTAACTTCCATAATCTTTGCTGCATTCGTATCACCTTGCAATTGGATGAGTGTGTTTGAGAAACTGTCGTCATCGTCCGTATCTTTCACTTCGTTGCCTTCTTCGTCAAAGGTTATGTTCGATCCCTTTTTGGTGAATATCATAGCGCCAGGGAAGAAATTATTTCGTACATTTCTGTACTTGACATTGGACAGACCTTCATCGGTACTCATCTCTGTAGCTACCCGGTCACCTTTTCCGACTGGATAAGTATTTTTCCCGGCCATTGATACCCATAGGATTTGACCTTTGTAGTATTCAATGCCTCCGGCAGCTTCTATTTGAGCCTGTATCACATCTTTTTTGGGGTTAAAAACGTCTATGTAGTCGATGTTTTCTTTCTTGACCTGCAGAGCTTTCCCTTTACGTGTCTTCTTTCCGCTCCAGTCTGGATGTACTGCTATTTTTGCCACATAACCGTTTTCATCTTCTTCTGTTAGACGGCAATTTTCAAACGGTACGTGCTGCATCTCCACTATCTCACAGAAAACATTGTAGTTAACATGGATTGCTATTCCATTGAGTTCGGACATGTCTTTACATAGTAACATGTGCACATCATCCAATGTGTCACCTTTTCGATTGACTACATATTTGGAAAAAGCAACCTCACGGAATCCGTTTCCTTCAATGAAGTCAGCGAAACGGTCTGAGCATTCAGATGCAGTAGAGCTTGCAGCAATGATATTCTTTAATGTCTGCGGATATAGGTTGTCCTGTCCGTAGGCTTGAATTCCTAGATTTTGTAAATAGCTTGTATCAATGCGGTTACTGCTTTTCTTTTTTAGATCTCTTACTCTCATATTCGCGAGGTTTACGTTCGTCCTTTATTTCTTTTATTCAACTTTATCTTCGCCTTCTCCATTCATTGCGTTCACAATTTCAATGGCCTTGTTTAGATGCAGATTCAGAGCTTTTTTACTGATCTTCTTGCCGTTGATTTGGAAATCTTTCAACGTGTCAGCCACGGATTCTTCAGAAACTCCGTCTTGCAATGATTCTACCATTGAATCAAGCAGGCTTTGATTGTATCCACATTTGTTAACACGTTCTTTCCAGTCCGTAGGTACATGGGCGAAATAAATTTCACCTTTCGGATTTTTGGCAAGGTACTTTTCAGCAACTTCATCAGTGAGGTTGTCATTAGTGTACATTTTATTGCTTCCGAACTCCGGTTGAAGCAGGACACCATTCTTTAATATATAATTACATTTTTCTTTCATACGGTTATTCTTTTTGATGTAAACAGTCATTTCGATTACAGCATCGCGATAGCAGTCGTTACATGATGTCTTAGTGAATTCTTTTCCTAATACTTCCTTGTACAATCTTTCTATCTCCGATTTATCAGAAGAGGAGTAGGAGGGAAGATCTCCTAGCTCCTTTAATTTATCAACCACTTCTTCTAACTCCATAATTATTCAGTTGGTTTTGTCAGTGTTTCAACAAGCGTTTTTGTCGCATCGTAAGATGTTTTGTACAAGAATAATGCTGATTTGGGAACCTTGGTTTCTTGCAAAGAGATATTCCATCCCCCTTCCGTTTCTTCGGAATACTTGTCATTGCCGATCTCTGCGGCTTTCAAACCTTGGTAGTAACCGTAAACCTGGAAAGCTGAATCTCCCGGATTCTCGGTTTTATTTAACCCTTTAGCTTTATTTTCCAATACAACGACAAAATCACCGTTAGCAAGCCCATCAATAATGTCATTGCATACATCGGGGTCATTTGCTAATACAACCATGTTCACTGTGTTAGTGAACGTGTTACGATAGGTTCCTGTTGCCAAGGCTGTATTGGTACCTGTAAAGGGGGTTGCACCGAATACCTGTACCTTGTAACCTTTTTTACCTGTTTTCAGTGCAAGAGTTTCGATCACATTCTTACGGGTTGCGTTGAATGTAACCGCACCGAAATCCACGTCTGCGCGATTCATTATCACACCTTCCTGTTCCAGCCCGGGAACGATAGGATCATCGCACGATGGTGCGATGTCCTTTTTGATTGTTATATCACATATTGCCATATTTGCTCTTTTCGTTAGTATGCTACCTGTACCAACTCATCTTCGCCAATCATGGAGCCTAATTTTCCTGTTGAATAAATGTAGTTCTTGCGGGCTTTCTTATCAAACCAAATATCCAAGTCCGACATCGGTTCGGTGCCCTCACATCCATACATCAAGTTCTCAGGAGAACATAAAACAGCACGATGCGGTAAGTTAAGTTTGGTTTTGTTGTTCTGATAGGCTTGAATAAATCTATCCCAAATGGAACATTTAACGATGGTTGTTCCATCGTATTTGCTGACCTCTACACCGTCAAATACAACTTCCCAGGGCATGATTACCTTGTACTTTTCTTTCATATCGTGAGTCAGAGCATCGCACATTGACTTGGTGGCGAAAATTGCGCATCCGTCTTTTTGGAAAATCCGGCTGTCGGCATCTTGCAACATCGCATCGAATATTGATGTGGCAATGCCTGTTTCTTTCATCTTTGATTTTTGTAATGCATATGATTCTTCTGCGTTGGCTGCAATTTCAGTGTGCTGTCCGGTATTGTTGGTACAGATGGCAAACAGACGTTTGAAAAAACCGTCACATGTTTTAAATAGTTCGATGTTTACTCCGTCAGTGATTTGACCACCTCCAGTGACAGACGCTGCTGATTTATCTCCAAACCATGTAAAACGCCACATCATTTTCATCATAGCTTCAGACAGCTTCGGCAGTACAATACCGTCCATATATTCGGTCGATGTCAGGTCTCCTATATTTGTTCCCGTTTTAAGGCAGTACTTGGCAATGGTGTTTTCCAAGTCTGTATAGCACATTTCCAAAGGAATTTGCCAATCCCCGATTTCCCATTCCTTTTGGGCGGCAGCGATAGCCACTTTTTTATATTCAGGGTCGCATCCGGAGCCGGCTACTCCGACATCTTCCATTTCACCGATAAAACCAGCTTTTTTACCGTTAGTCACATTGGGCATAAACGTCATGAAACGCTCCATGTCCTCGTTTTGAAAGACTGTTAACTGAATAAGGTCTTTCAAGTCTTTTACAGCCTGATTATCAGGTGTAAGTTTGTCAAAATCTAAAATAGGCATTTCCCCTCCTTTTATTACTTGTTGTTTCTTTTTTCTCTTTCTTCACGAAGTTTTCTCTGAATAGGCGTTTCATTTTCTTCTACTCCTTTTATACCCTTGTTGAACGTTTGGGTACGAGCTGACACTTTATAAGTACTACAATGTTTTGCCAGCCAGTTTTCGCCCCCGGCCATACGGACTGCGTTCAGAATCTTGTTGTCCTCAATGGTACGGGCATTCGTCTTTAGAGAAGCATTCTCAGTTTCCAACTCTTCTATACGGGCTTTTAAAGCTTTCACTTCATCCTCTTCCAATTCATCAGGATCTTTAATTTCTGTAATAACGCCATCTGTCACAATGATAGTCTTTCCGTCAGGCATGACATGTTCGCCATCGGGACTTGCTGTATCTCCTACTTGGGGTTCACCTTCATCTCTTTCCACGGTAAGCGTGTTACCTTCGGCATTTGTCAATTCCATAGATACGACCTGTACGTCTTCAATTTTTTGATAGCCGCATTTGGCCAGCAGCCTGTCTATGATAGTCTGCTTCACTGTTACTTCTTTTTCTTTGTTCATTTTTTTGTTATTAAATGTGTAAGTTCTCCCTTTGGCAGTTGTAGGCATAAGAACGGTCGTGATAAAACCTAATTGTTTGGCTGTTTCACCACCAAACCAACCGGCTTTATTCATTTGGGCTTCGATAACTGAGGCTTCCGATCCTGTGCGTTCTACATACAAAGCTAGCATCTTGTTTTTTTCACTCTCCAAGTTTGATTTTATTGATTCTAGGGTTTCAAGATCAAGGTCTCCATCGTATGAAGCCATATAAGGCTTGTGAATAAGAAACTTTGCATGTGGATAAGCAAAACGTCTTTCTTTTGCAGCGGCCAATAATATCACGGTTGCCATGGATGCACATCGTCCTACTGCAGTACAGCTGATTTGCTTTCCTGAAGCACGTAAGGCGTCATAAATGGCATACCCTTCAACGGCATCACCACCGCATGAATGTATCTCAATATCAATAACGTGGTCATTCGGATCTATCCAAGATAGGAAATTTTGAATATCGGGAAAAGACAATCCCTCTTCACCAGTTAGATACCAATTTTCCATTTTGTCTTTATCCGCAACAATATCTTTGTTGATGTATAATTTCGCCATATATAATCTATTTTGAAGCAAAGGTAAAAAACGGTATATGGCTATAAGAATTTCAGAACATAATAGTACTGACACGCTTTGTCAGTAAAAAAAAGGCCATCTCAAAAATCATTTTGAGACAGCCTCTTCATATTAAATTTGATACATTCAGCCTCACTGTCACAATAGTAAAGTTAAATGATCTTCACAGATCGGGAAAAGAGAGAACAGGAAGCTAACTATCTTTCATCACCACGCATTATAGGGTTCAAAGAGAGAATTATTCTCTGCGATACCCCACTGCGAGTTATATTGCAATATCGCATTGTCAATAGGTAACGACTGGTAATAAGCGTCATTAATGGATTTGCTGTAAGTCTTCTCGCCGATTTTATGTACGATGATGTCCTTGCTCCAAGGTTTTCCTGCATCCTGCGCATAGCGCTTCAAGTCCAGCGTACGCTGAAAAGAAACGAGCGGCTGTTCGCGACGGCGTTCTGTCAAAATTTCGTTCAGCAACTGGTCTTGCGACAGGGAGGTACCACCTACCAAGTCGCTATCGGGCCCTTTATAACGATACTTGCGCAGCAGATTCAGGTCTGCCAAGGCAGCAGAGAGGTTGTTGGTGCGAGCTGCGGCTTC